CGAATAGACTACACAACTTAATAACCTAACTATCTCATAAGGAAGGGTAATAACATGGCTTTTAATAGCGCATCAGGTTATAACAACCTGCCTTCAGGAAACTTTACTCCTGAGATTTTTTCTCAGAAAGTCCTGAAGTTTTTCCGTCGTGCGTCGGTAGTCGAAGACATCACCAACACTGATTATGCTGGTGAAATTGAAAACTTCGGTGACACCGTTCGCATTATTAAAGAACCTACAATCACTGTATCTTCTTACTCACGCGGTGCTGTGGTCAACCCACAAGACCTCGCTGACGATCAGATCACAATGGTTGTTGACCAAGCGAATGCTTTCGCGTTCAAGATTGACGACATTGAAGAGCGTCAGTCACACGTCAATTTTGAGGCGTTGGCTACATCTTCTGGTGCGTTCTCTTTGAAGCGTAAGTATGACGCAACCGTACTTCAAGCAATGGCTGATGGTGCTGGTGTAACAGGCACAGCCTCGACGTTTGGTTCTGCCGCCGCTCCTCTGGATATTACAGGCAGTGGAAACGAAGACGCCGCAGTTAACATGATGCTTGCAATGGCACGTGCTCTCGACGATAACTCAATTCCAGAGGAAAATCGTTGGTTCGTAGCTCCTCCACAGTTCTACGAAATTATGTTTAAGGCTGGTGCTAAGTTCGCGGAAGTACAAGTAACTGGCGATGCAACATCTCCTCTTCGTAACGGTCTCGTTATGCAAGGTAATATTGCGGGCTTCAACTGTTACAAAACAACAGCCCTTAACAACTCTGGTACAGATGTTGTAACAATTAGCGGCCAAGACACCACAAACGACTTTGTTGTTATGGCGGGTCATATGTCTTCTACAGCGACTGCGTCACACATCGCTAAGACTGAGGTTGTACGTTCAACTGAAACATTCAGCGACATCGTCCGTGGCTTGCACGTATTTGGCCGTAAGGTCTTGCGTCCAGAGGCACTGGCTGTTGGCGTTGCTAAGACTGACTAATAGGAGACCTTGAATAATGGCTACATATACTGTCACTGGTGCCGTTGCGGGCGTCCCCCTCGGCATTAAACCTCAAATCGTTGAGGTAGTGCTCGATTTTTCGAGTACAAACTTGACTACTTCTGACTCAGTCGAAGTAATTGAGATGAAGGCTAATACACTTGTTCTTGGAGCAGGTGTAGAAATTCTAACAGCGACATCCAACTCTGGTTGTGTCATCGACTTAGGTGATGATTCTGACGATGATTTGTATGTTTCTGCTCTAGATGCTACAGGCACAAACCACGAGAGTAACTCGGCAGATGGAACAAGAAAATTGTACACCTCTGCTGATACTATCGATATGATTGTTAATTCAGCAACGTTCGATGGTAAATGTCGTGTGTATGCGATAATTGCAGAACTCGGTACTGCCGAGACTGCGGCATCGTTTGCCTAAATATGTCAGGGGCCTTCGGGCCCCTTGACTCTTCTTGTTCTATCAGCTAAACTCAAGACAGGCCCTCCGGGGGTATACCTACATGAAACCAATGGGATACACAGAAAGATTTGCAAAAGCCCGTGCTATGATGGCAAAAGGGGGCAAAGCTAAAAAGAAAGGTAACAAGATATGTCCTGCGGGTATTGCGTGGGCAAAACGTACCTTTGATAAATACCCTAGTGCGTACGCTAATCTTGCCGCATCAAAGTACTGCAAAGATCCTAACTACGCAAAGAAATCTAAGGGCAAGAAGTAATGGGTGAACTTAAAAAGTGGGTTAAACAAGATTGGGTACGTATCGGCACCGACGGTAAAATTAAAGGTAAGTGCGGTACATCTAAGAACAAAAAAAATCCCGACCGCTGTTTGCCACGAAGTAAGGCCCAGAGTCTAAGCCAAAAAGATCGTGCCGCAACTGCACGTAAAAAGAAAGCAGGCGGAGCAAAAGGTAAACAATTTGTTGCTAACACCAAAAGAGCAAAGGTGAGATCTGGTGGCAGAAAAAAGTAAACGTGCAAAAAAACAAGTAAATTTATCTGTTGGCCGTGGAGAGAAACGACCAGCTAGTAAAGGTGCAGGTTTAACTGCAAAAGGAAGAGCAAAGTACAACCGAGAAACAGGCTCTAATTTAAAAGCTCCTGTAACTGGTAAAGTAAAACCCGGAAGTAAAGCGGCAAAGAGACGTAAAAGTTTTTGCGCTAGATCGAAGGGATGGACAGGTGAACGCGGCAAGGCCGCTCGTCGTAGGTGGAAGTGTTAATGGTCTGCAAGTGTAACAATAATTACAGTAACATGAAATACGACATAGACTCTCTTGAAGATCAATTAATTGATCACGAGGGCCTTGAGCTAAAGCCTTACCACTGTACAGCAGACAAGCTGACCATTGGCGTAGGCCGTAACATTCAAGACCGGGGCATCACAGAAGATGAGGCCCGGTATTTACTCAAGAACGACATTAAGATTGTAGAAGATGAACTTCTTACGAGACAACCCGTGGTTGCTGGACTTGATTCTGTTCGTCAGCGTGTGCTTGTTGACATGGGCTTCAATCTCGGACTTCCAATTTTGATGAAGTTTCAAAACATGTGGGCCGCGATTGAGGAGGAGGACTACCATGAGGCCGCACGGCAGATGATGGATTCGCGGTGGGCATCTCAGGTAGGCCGACGCGCAGAGCGTTTAGCTCAAGCAATGTCATCAGGTGAGTGGGTTTGAGCACATTAAAGTACATAACAAAAGGACTTGAGGTTGCAGACACATCATTGTCAGCCGCAAAGTCCAGTAACACAGGCTTATTGTACCAGTGCCCGACAAACTTTACTGGTAAGGTAGTTTTCTTGCACATCTCAAGTGGTGCGTCTACCGCAAAAAAAATTAGCGTAAACTTCAACGATTCATCCGCAAGCTCGGATCATCTTTTACTCGATGAGCATAGTGTTGCGGCTAACACGGAGCATGACCTTGTTTCCGGGGGGTCTGCTCTGTATTTAGATCCCGGTGATGCCTTACACTGTTTCAAAGAATCAGGTGGCGATTTTCATGTAACAATTTCTGTAGAAGAAATATACACACCGGGAATATAATAGGAGAACCTAATGAGTAAATCGAATTACCTTGAAAACAAGTTGTTAGACCACGCCCTTGGTACAACTGCGTTTACACAGCCTACCAATCAATATCTTGCTTTGCATACTGCTAATCCTACAGATGCTGGCACTGCTAGCACTGAACTGTCTAATGCATCAGAAGCAAACAGGACAGGGTATTCTAGAGCCACTATTGATTTTAACGCCGCCTCTGGTGGGACTGCGACGGGGCCAGATGGCAGTAACACAATAGAGTTTACAAACTCTCATGCTAGCTCGTCGTGGACAGAAGTCACGCATTTTGGTATTTGGGATGCATCAACCTCTGGTAACTTGTTATATTATGGCGCACTGACTACGGCTAAGACAATTGCGGCAGGTGATACTCTGCGTTTTACTGCTGGTTCTATTTCTATAAGTGAGGACTAACTCGTGGCGCTCGTTCTTGCAGAACGCGTTAAAGAGACAACGACGACTACTGGTACTGGAACTATAGACCTTGGAGGTGCAGTAACAGGGTTCCAGACGTTCGTTGCGGGCGTAGGTAATTCAAATACTACTTACTATGCGATTGTTGATAGTTCTACAGGTGATTTTGAAATTGGTATCGGCACGGTTACTGATGCATCTCCTGATACTCTTTCTCGCGATACAGTTATAAGATCAACTCATGCAACTGTGCACAAAGTTAGTTTTGGTTCTGGTACCAAGGAAGTATTTTGTACACAGCCTGCGGCAAAGGCAACATTTAGAAATGCCGGTGGTGATATCGACGTCGCAAATAATTTAGTGTTTGGAGATAGTGGTGGCACGTCGGATGGTCGACTGACGTTTGGTGCAGGCGATGATCTGCAAATTTATCACGATGGGTCTCGCTCATATGTCTCAAACACTGGCGGCGTACTACAAATAGAACAAAGTTCTGGTGATGATATTGTCTTCAAGAATCTTAAGGCATCCCCTAGCACGTCACTTACAGACTACCTGAAATTAGAAAGGTCGACTGGACAGGTGAATCTGTATCATTATGGAGATAAAGTCCTTGAGACAAAATCAACGGGTATTCAGGTTAAGGGTACAATAACCCTCATTGATGGGCTAGGAAACACCACTTACGCATTCCCCACAGCAGATGGGTCGGCTAACCAAGTATTGCAGACGAATGGCAGTGGGACACTTTCTTTTGCCACTGTGTCAGGCGGCGGATCTGGTATCACAGTCC